AAAGCTCTTCAAAAAGATAAGGTTTAAAACTTATAAAAAAGGTGCCTTTTTTGCAATATTAAAAGGCAAATATGCAGGTGAATTTTGGGTGGTTATAGACAGTGATGATAATGAATATCGTTTTTTAAGTTTGCCTAATCTTATTAAAAGAAATGCTCCTCTTGGAAAAGTTGATATTGGAATTAATGCTAAAATAATCGATTTTATTCAAAATCTTCCAAATAAGGTGTTTAAAGTTTGCGAATTACAGTATAAAAATATAAAATAATTATAAATAATAATATGATCAAAAACGTACCATTTGTGCAGCCCAAACCTCAAGTAAGTCCTATTTCAGGACAATTGACAAGACCTATTATTGTGGAACGTCAAGTAGGCAAAAATGTTATGAAAGAAGCGCAATGGATTGATCCTGCTTCTGGAACACTCTTTCTGCGCGGTATTGTGAGTGTAGAAGAGAAAAAATAACCTTTTACCGTGAGTCGTGCAAGCATACTTGGAACATTGGGCTTATCTGGATTTAACATCCAGGGAACAGTTCTTGTAAGCCGAGGAAGCACAGCCCAGCCAACATTCAGCGCGGCTCCAGTTACATCAGGTGTTTCTAATTTAAATTTTGACAGAAGCGGTCCTTTGACAAGAATAGCATCAAATGCCAGCACAGGCGTAGTTACACTTTCAGCAGTACCAAGTCTTACTGATCTTCAGGCAGCTGATTGGACTGATGGAAGTAACATATCAAACTGGGGTACATTGCAATCTTATCTGAGTGCAGTTGCGTATAGTAATCGAAACATTTCAGCCAGTGCTGTGAACATGCGCCTTTTTGGAACCACAAGGGGATATAGCGTCTCAATGCAAGTGCATCCCAATGGAAAAATATACATGTTTCCCGCAGATGTTACACAAACCACACATGGTTATGTGATTGATCCTGAAGGTGAACGTATCATAACAACATTTTTTTACACGGGTGGTGTATCAAGAGCAATGCTGGCACCCAATGGAAAATTCTACATGAATACTGGGGCAACTCTTCTTGTTGTTCTGGATCCCAGCACCGATACTGTAAATCAAACCATAAACACTTCACCAGTTACTTTTGGTTATCCTACCTTGGCCAGAAATGGTAAATTTTATGAAGCTGGAACTTCAATTATTGGAATTTTTGATCCTGCAAATAATACAACCACAACTATTGCAGCACCAGCTTTTAATACACCCCTTAGCGTTAATGGAAGCCAACTTGCTCCCAACGGAAAAATATACTATGCTCCTTATTTTGGTACAGTTTTTTCAGTAATTGATCCAGAAGCAGGAACAGGTGCAACTTATGGTTTTGCTGGAGGATTTTCATATGCTGGATTGACTTCATTTAGCATGGTTTTCGAAGGAATGGTACTTGCTCCTAACGGGAAACTATATTGCATTCCTCATAATGTTCCCAGTACTAGTGGAGCTGTTACAGCAGGACCAATTGGAATTATAAATCCAGATGATAATACCACCACAACCATAGCAAGTTGGATAGGAAGTGGAACAAGCGGAGTAAACAGTCAAACAGCATTTCTTGCTCCCAATGGAAAAATATATACTTCGCCTAATGAAGATACTTTTTTGGTTATTATTGATCCTGAAACAAACACAACCACCAAATTGCTTCCGCCCAATTCAATTGGTTTTCCTACTGGACGATTCCAAGGAGGTGTGATGCATCCGAATGGAAAAGCATTTTTTGTTCCTTATTACACCGGAGCAATAGGAGTCATGTATTTCAATTTAAACAATAATTGGAACATAAATGTTTGTACCAATCCAATGTTTAACAAACAAATTTAATAAATATATTATATGACAATTTACGTTGATTGCGGAACATATTACGAAACAGGCGATGCAGTGATTTGCCGCATGCGCAAAGATCAACCTTATTATCCTTTTAGTGGAGGTAGTATTACATGGGAACAATATGTAAACCAACAAGTTGCACAAGGATTGGCTCAAGTTGTTCAACTAATCAATGACCCCACTCGTCTGGCCGCTTACTGGAATGATGTAATCATCAAACGGAACGGTCTTCTTGTGGAAAGTGATTGGACACAGCTTCGCGACGTTTCCCTTGGTGATAATCCTGAATGGGTAAGTTATCGTCAGCAATTACGTGATATTCCTCAGACATATGCAAGTGATCCTCGTTTGATTGTTTGGCCTGTTAAACCTAGCTAAATCATATATAAATTTTGATGTTTTTCGTTAAATAATATTATATTATTTTAACGATATGAGCAACGCATTAAATCTAAGTCTTTTAGCATCAAGAAACAATTTTGGAAATACTGGGGATGCATTCATCAGTCAAGGAAATGATATTGCTCCATCTTTGGGCCCGCTAAGTGCAGGTGTTTTGAGTTTAAGTGGAATCAAACTGCTTCCTAGTCAAATTGGTGTAAACAAATCAACAGGGGTTGTTACCATATCATCAGAGCCACATTTGTGTGAACTGGATGTGCCAGGATGGGACAAAGGACAGCACATAACACAATGGAGCACGTTGCAAAAATATTTGAGTGCAACAGCCCTGACGAACCGTACTATTCCAGCCAGTGCTGTTTATGAAGAAAATTTTGGTTCATTTTCAGGTTCACTAGCTTTTTATCCTGGTGTGTTGGCACCAAACGGATTCATATATTTGACACCTTACACTTCCCAAGTTTTTGCAAAAATAAACCCAGTAAACAATACGGTCACCACTTTCGGATCGGTTCCTGCCAGCGGAGGTGGTTCGCATCGTTATCAAAGTAGCATTTTAGCTCCGAATGGAAAAATATACATAACACCATCAAGAAGCACAATTGGAATTGTTTTGGATCCAAGCAATGACACAATCACAAGTTATGGTACTTTTTTTGCAACAAATATGTCGCAAGACAATTTAGGTAGATCGGTTTTAGCTCCGAATGGAAAAATATACATAATGGCTTCTTTAGCGACAAATATAATTGTGGTTGATCCCAGTAATAACACCATTTCCAGTTTTGGAACATTACAAGGAGGAACTGCAAATGTTAAAGGAAATGGTTTATGTTTAGCTTCTAATGGAAAATTATATAGTTCTCCTAATGGTAGTACGATAATATTTATAATTGATCCTAGTGTCAACACAATAGCAACCATAGTCGGAACAGGCACATCATCTTGTATTTCTAATATACAAGGTCCAAATGGAAATATATATTATATTCCAAATAATGGTACTCCAGCGGTGTTAGATCCAAACAATAATACAATTACAACTTTTGGATTCGTTTTGCCTGGAAGTCATTTTGGAAGCGTTTTGTTGTCGAATGGAAAAATTTTTGCATGCCCATCGGTAACCACGTCTTTGACCATAATAGATCCAGACAATAACACAGTTACAACATTCGGAACATATCCATCAGGTTCGACACCATTTATTGGAGGGGTAGCTGCTCCTAATGGTAAAATATATATGTCGCCTTTCAATTCCACAACAGCAAAAGCTTATAATTTTATGTTTAACAATACGTTTAATTTAAATGTTTATACCAATCCCATGATTATCGGAAGCTAATTTAATATGAGCTTACCACAAGATGCAGCAAAGATGGCACGAAATGGGGAAATAGAAACTCCCAAACTCGCCACTTATGCTTTTACTAACGACAAATATTTTAAAATTAATGTTGTACCAATCCTTTCTTTAACAAATATTAAATAAAATTATGAGTAATGCAACAAATCTGGCACTTTTGGGACTGAGCAGCTTCGGCAATGCCGGAAATGTATTGACCAGCACAGGCGCAACCACTGCTCCAGCATTCAGTGCAAGCGGTGTGGGTGTACGAGAAATCCGTGTTGTAAATCAGGTTCTTAGTCGATTGGGTATTAATAAAAGCACAGGAAATGTTAGTGTCAGCGCTCTTCCTGATATCAGCGAAATTCCTGTTCCAAGCTGGCTGAACGGCGGTCACATCAGTGATTGGAGCACGTTGCAATATTATCTGAGTGCAGTTGCTGCTACTAATACAAGTCCAGCTAGTGCTGTTTATATAGATTTCAGTTCAGGTTTTTCTGGTGCAGGTCAATATAGCGGGGGTTGTCTTGCTCCAAATGGAAAAATATATCTGGCACCGTGGAATGCTACAGTAGGAAGATTCATAGATCCTCAAACAAATACTGCATCAACATTTAGTATGCCCGGGTTAGATGCAGACAGTGATTATGCAGGTTGTGTATGTGCTCCTAATGGAAAAATATATTATATTCCTTTTAGCACCACCCGTTTTCGAGTAGTGGATCCGAGTAACAATACTGTAACCTCTTATAATATTATAAATGGTAATGGTTCTTTTCAAGCATATTATGCATATGGGTTTGCGGCTTCGAATGGAAAAGTTTATGGTGTACCAACCAACGGAGTAAACAATGGCAGTAGTGTTTTGCTTATAGATCCTTCTAATAATACACATACCACAATAGGTCCTATTGGCGGGGGAAACTATGCCGGAGGTGTTCAAGCACCGAATGGAAAATTATATCTGTGTCCTCGCAATACAATAGGAGCAATTCTAGATCCAGATAATAACCATGCTATAACCACATTTTTTACTCCCGCTAATGTATTGGGCCAAACCGGAATGATTGTTGCTCCTAATGGAAGATTAATTGCTGTTCCACCTTGTGCCGGTCAATATACAATTGGATTTTATATTGATCCTTCTGCAAATGGGGGAACATTGGCTGTTACCTTTGCTATGAGAAACTTTTCACCGGGAGGAATTGATGCGGGGTTCGATGGTGCGGTTTTGTCTCCAAATGGAAAAATATATCCGATTCCTAGATCAAGCACAGTAGGTGTTGTTTTAGATCCAGATAATTTTAGTTTCACCACTTTTGGATCTTTTGCAGGCAGTATTGCACATATTGGAGGAGTAATATCTCCTAATGGAAAAATATATTGTGTTCCATTCAATACAACTTCATCTGCAATTCTTTCATTTTTAAATAAAAACAATTGGAACCTTAGTGTTTGCACTAATCCATTGTTCAACAAAACCTGATTATTTTTTCTTTTTCCGGTCCCAACGAATCTGATCGTAATTTTCCCAAAACTTTTTGCTAATATTTCTAGGCTTGCTTCCTTTGCCGTTCTGAATTGTGTTCAGTTTAGAACTTTTTTCCTTACTCATAATCATCTAAATTTAAAGGATCCTCTTCGTCTGTCAACATAGCATCTGCTTTTTTGCTAATTGCCACAATACTGTCATCAAATCGATAATTTCCACAAAAAACGCAAAAAGGACTTTCTTTAGCATTCACATTATCACAAGCTTCACATAATTTATAATAAAAAGGATGCTTCTTCACATCCTGAATCATGCGTTTTCGTTTGTTATTCACGTTGTGTTAAATATTTATATGGGTAAAGATGATAAAGTCGAGGCAGTTGTTACGCAAAAAATCACTGCTGATTTTATTCTGAAAATATATGATAATTACAAAAAAGAAAAAAATGTCAAAAAGAAAAAAGAAATGTATGAAAAATTGCAATTATTATCAAAAAACCTGAATCAATACTTAGTAGTGCCTAAAGATTATGATAAATATTACAACTAATGAATAAAAGACCCAGCAACGATAATGATATTAAAGGCATTTATGAAAGTGATGTGCGCAATACAGGCATCATGAGTGCTCCAGATGCAAGCAAAATAAATCCAGGAATCAATCGGGATAGTGGGGCAAGTCAGAACATTTATACGCCAAATGATTATCGTATCGGTGAAAATGAAGAAGGTGAGAAAGAAAGCAAGGTATTGGAAGCGTTGAAAAAGATTAAAGAGATTTTAAACGGGCTTGATTTGTGAGATTTATTGATTTAACAAATAAACAATATGGCAGATTTTTTGTTTTAAAAAAATCTGAAAAGATAGCAAAAGCCCATGACAAATACTGGGTATGCAAATGTTCGTGTGGAACAATAAAAGATGTTTTAGGTGGCGCATTAAGAGGAGGTGTATCAAAAAGCTGTGGGTGTTTGCGAAAGGATTTTGGTACTTGGAACAAAGGTTTAAAAGGTGAAAAATGTCATGTGTATAAAGGACACAAAGGATTACCTTTGCAAGTTTTTAATGAAATAAAATATAAGTCAGGTAAAAGAAAAATAGAATTTAATCTAACAATAGAATATCTTTGGAATCTTTTGGAAAAACAAAATTTTAAATGCAAAATAAGCGGAGTTTATATTAGAATTCCGGAAAAATATGAAGCATCTTTTGCAAATCTTGCTTCATTAGATCGCATAGATTCTAGTAAAGGTTATATAGAGGGAAATGTTCAGTGGGTGGATCGACGCATAAATTTCATGAAGCAACGCATGAGTGACGATGAATTTATTGAAGTTTGTGAAGAGGTAGTTAAATATCAAAAAGAAAAAAAGGATCAATCAAATGCCTAGCGAAAAATCAAAAGAATTTGAAATTGCAATGAAGTTTGTCAGGGAAGCAGAGGGAGGATTATATAACCATCCAAACGATCCAGCGGGGCTCACAAATATGGGAATTACTCAACGTGACTACCCCTTAATTGACATTAAAAACCTTACCCGGGAAGGTGCAGATGAAATTTACTGGCAAGATTATTGGCTGAAAAGTGCTGCATCATTAATACCTTTTCCTGCTTACATCAGTTATTTTGACAGCTGTGTGAATACAGGACGCACACAAGCGAATAAATTCCTGCAACGTGTGGTGGGTGCTACTGCAGACGGCATTGTTGGACCATATACCCGCAGCCTAATGAGCAAAAAAGATCCTGTTGATGTTGCATATGGCATAATTGATCAACGGCAGACTTTTTATAATAATTTGGCAGAAAATCGTCCAAAATTGGCAGTATTCCTCAAAGGTTGGACCAATCGCAACAACAATCTGCGCAATTATATTCAAAATCTTTTAAAAACCTCTTGAATCTTTTTTGTTAAAGATAAATATTATTAACAAAACAAATTCTATTTTGTAAAGATTACCTTTACAAACTTTTTGACCTGTTATAATCAGGTCTCCTTATTATGAAAAAAACCATCCTAGCCACAGCTTTAGCCCTGACCCTAGTAAACGGGTTTTCAGATATTTCTGTTCCAGCAAAAAAAGGTTTACAACCAAATCTAACAAGCACTGAATTCAAAACATTCATGAGTGATGTGAGCAAACTTACCAGAAGCTATAGTAGCGGAGTTTGTGCCAAGTTCACAACTGCTCTTTTGGACAATTTGCATGAACGAAATGAAAAAGCTTTTCCTCAATTGGATCTGAGGGAAGGTGGTATTGTTAAAGGAAGAGCAGGTCGGCAAACATATCCAATCACCACATCCAGCAACGAGATACTTTACGCCAAAAACTATAAAACAGTGTTTCAAAGCCGCAAAGATTTTGAAAAGATAAGCAAAAATGATGTGTTAAACTTGCCAGAAAACACACTTGTTATTGCCGTATATCAACCAAAAAGTTCCGGAAGACCTGGACACATAGAGGTTATTTTTAAAAGAAATAACAGGCTATATGCAGCATCAGATAAGCTTGACAAACCCATGTTTTTTTGCAATAAACTCTACAAACAAGTGGACTTCTATTATCCAATAAGAGAGGACAAACAATCATGAAAAAAATCGCATGTTTGATGATTATCGCCGGAATATTATATAATATTATTCATCAAACCAAGGAAAAAGCCATAATCAATCCAGTTGATAAGGTGATTTGTTCTGGAATGACTAAAATGACTGATGATTTTGTAAAGAAATTGGTTGTTGAAAAGACTGTAAAGGTTCGATTAACAACTTATTGGGCAAAAGGTGGAGAAACTGATAAGGATAGCGCAAAAAAGCATAGCTATACAGGAGCCACGTTAAAAGAAGGGGTGAGTGTTGCCGTCGATCCTCGTCTAATCCCCTTCTTTAAGCGTTTATACATACCAAATTTAGGGCTTAGAGTGGCTCATGATACAGGAACAGCAGTTAAGGATAAAAAGGCTAGTGGAGGTAAATTGCCTGTTATAGACGTATTTTTTGAAAAAAAGAAGGATGCCATGGAATTTGCATACAACGGACCTAAAATAGTCACAGTTAGCATTTATAAATACTAATGTGCGTTTTAACGAACTTGTAAATGAAATAATAGGGGATTTGCCCCCGCCTCCTCCTGCAATAATTCAAAAAGCAGAAGCTCCCATCAAATATAGCGATATAGTAGCGGCTGCTCTTATCGGTGAAGCAGGTGGTGAAGGTGAAAAAGGAATGCAAGCTGTCATGAATGTAATCATGAACAGGGTAAAAGATGGTGATCCTTTCAGGGGTGCTGTGAATATTGTTTTAAAACCTAAACAGTTTAGTTTTTTTAACAAATATAACGATGGAACAGAGAAAATGCAGGACATTATTACGAAAGCCACTAAACATCCTAATTGGGCCAAAGCAAAAGAGCTGGCCCTTGTTGGAATGCGAGGAAAATTACAAGATATTACAGACGGAGCTACACACTATCATGTGACAAGCGGACCCAGCAAAGTGTCTCCTAAATGGAGCAATCCTAAATTTGGAGGAAAAAATCCCGAAGCTTCAGCGACCAACACGATTGGTCGTCACACGTTTTTTACGAACATTAAGTGATTTCTTTTTCTTTTTCTTAACAGGCAACTGAAAAACTATTTGAGCACTGCTTGTATTGAAACTATCGCCTTTGAATCCAGAAGGATGTGTAGCTGTTTTACCCCAATCAATATTTTTTCCATTATATGTTCCAGGAACCCTTGATTGAGGTGCAATGCTAAAATCTTCTGATAGCTTTTTAACAATACTATCAAAATTCTTTGTCATGATGTGGCTTTGATCAGTTTGCGAACAACAGCGCTGGGCTGAATGGTATTGTGGGGTGTTGATGCTCCTGAACCAACAGTGCCTGTTGCATCAACAGCACCTTGAGAATATGTATAGGAATAATCTCCATTTGCATTTTGAATGGTCAGACCTCCTACAAATCCTGTTCCGTTTGGATTAAGAGAACCTGGTTCACGGAATTCGGCAGTAACATCAAATTCACATTTACCTTCTTGTTTGGTAAGAGTGTGATTTTCTTCACCTCCTACGCTACCAACAGCATTGTTAATAGTTGCAGTACCTGTTCCACCTGCACCAATGGTTGTTCTGCGACGCAAATCAGGAAGATTAAAGGTTGTGCTGCCGTCTCCAGATCCCCAAGTCGTGCCCAGAACATTGAACAAATCGGAATATGCTACACGAGAAATGGCTGTACCATTACATTCCAGATAAGTGGCAGGAGGTGTTCCTGCTCCTGCCCAATCAATAAGAGTTCCTATCGGATTGGTGGTAACAAGACCGGCCAAAAGAACTGCCAAATCCGATGTGGTAAGATCTTGAACTTGACCGCTAGTATTCAAACGTCCCTTAATTGTGTTTGCTGGTGCGGCGGCCAACATTGAATTAGTAACGCTGTTACTATTAACAATCATTGCTTGGCTACCATCATAAGTAAGACTGTTACCCAATTTTGTTTTTAAAATTGTGTTGCTTCCTATACGTTCAAGACCAGCACCTATAGAAAGATTCGACAATTTTGTTGCAAGCAATCCATTATCAGCCACCCGGACAACGTTTGCCACATTAATAAGAGTATTGTTATCTATAGTGAATTGGCTTCCAAAAGGAGCAAAGGCACTGACTTTGGCAAAATTTGTGCCTGTGAGCATATATGTCAGATTGGATACTGTATCAAAAACAAAATCACCACTGGCAGGAGCAAGATTGCTGCTGATGTTTGTGTTGTTTCCACCAAATGTTGCAAATCCAAGATTCTTGGTTCCTACTGGAACTCCACCATCAGATCCTGTTCCTATATAAAGACGACTGCTATCTGTACAATAGCCCGGTTCACCTGGTTCTAATGTTATGTTTTTTCGTTCAGTTTCCGTTCCTTGACGGAATATGATCTTTTTGATTTCAGCAGCCATTAGTAATATTTATTTAATATATCAGTTTCTACAATTATTTTAAAAATATTTTGAATAAATAACTTATATGGCAACAAAAGCTTACTCTGTGGTTGTGGATGGTATGAACAGTCTTCGGGTATTTGACGCAAATACAGGCACCACTGTAAGGTCTTTAAAACTACAGGAATCTATCCATTCCAGCCCTGTGGTCGTTAATGACCGGGTAACAGTCATTGTGCAAAATTCAAGCGGAAAACGCAAAGGAATTATTTTTAAACTTCCCGGGCTTTCTCAAGTTTTTTCTTTCCCAGTGGCTTGAAATTCTTTGTGTGTACCTTACGATACACACATGATGAATCTAACATTTAGCGATACAGAAAAGCCAGCCGATCTGGAAAAGTTCCAAAAAATTACATATCCGACTTTCTTTTTCGGTTTTGCCATAAGAACCATGTATGATCAGAAAAGATTAAAAATTAAAAAAGAATATAACCCCAATTATATTGTTCACAAATATGGCAACAAAGCAGATGAAATCATGTTTCTTTATGGAATGATTGCTCCTGTATCGAATGATGTGATGCCTTATATACTGCCATTACGGGCCAATCCTAACGTGAATCATGAGCAATATGAAGCAGTACTAAGACCTTTGGAAGTAGAATGCAGTGATTGTTATCTATTCTTAGCCAAGAATCTTTATCCTATCAATTCATTTTATACCCATAGATTCTTTACAAAATCAAATTTTAAAAATATAAACAACTATTCAGAATTGCTTGATAGGGATCCAGAACTTCCGTTGCATCACACCATATCCCCGTTCCACCTGTTTTTATTGACTAACTATTAACCACCAACAATCGGATCATTTGGTGGATTGCTGTCCTTGATGTTATAGGCATTGTTCTGCGGTGCAGCCACAACCCTGTCCGTATTATTGCAAGCTTGAGCCACGTTACGAACATTCTTATTTTCTGGAAGCAGATTAAGAGGTATATTTTTAAATAAATGACTGTGACTATATGTAAACAAGCAATTTTCATCTGAAATATTGTTACAAGGAGTTTTACTCCAAACAATACCCCAACCACCGCAAATACTTGCTCCGGGTTGCACATAACCGATAATTTTAGCATCAATCGTATTGGTTTGACCATACACAAAACTCTTTTCAGTTTCCTGAATTTCTACAGGAGCAGTGATATGGTTGACTGTGAGTTCTCCTTCAATATGGGCACCTCCTCCTACTACTAAATTGCGACTAACACCCAAACTAGAATCTACCATTACCTGTTCATAATTACGTTGACGCAAAACCAGAATGTCACTGGTTATAACTGTGCGGTTACCTCCATCAATATTCAATTCATATTGAGCACCTATATTCACTTGTTGTCCGGCCATGGTGGTTATGGTTCCACTCATTTCTATAGGTCCTAGGGTTTTTACGCTAATCCCTCCTGCACCCACTTGTAATGTATAACGATTACATGCATTAACTGTATAATTTCCACCAGGAAGATCATCAACATGTACAGGTTCAATCAAAGGACTGGATTTTTGATTTTCAAATACGCCCAATTCACCCACTTGAACTTTATAATTATATATTTTTCCTTCTGCGTCGATACGAATTGAACCAAAATCATTCATGACTTGACCAATCATATCAAATTTGTGTTTGGGTATTTCTGTAACCAAACTACCCCCAGTACCCAAACTTTCTTCAATTTTACCCAATTCGACTATTTTTTCTTTATAAAGCTGTTCGAGTTTCTTTTTTTCTGGATTTTCCTCCCATTTACCATCCATGCTGCTTGGACTTAATTTTTGTCCTTTACAAACAGGACATTGATTAGGAGCAGGGAATGCAATAAGTTGACCATCTTGTTGTTTTCCTTTTGGATCGACTGTTTGATATTGATCTACACCATTACTTCTAAATGTTACAACGGGAATAACTACTTGATTAAATTTGTTATTAACTGCGTAATATTTTCTATCTTTTGAACAAACAGGACAAGGTCCAGGTTTTCCTTTTTGTTTTTGATTAGTAGAACTTATCCTATTTGGATCACCGTCTTTTTTCTTGGTACGATCAATTTCAAACAATTGTTTAAGATCTGCTATAGGATCCATCTGAGTCTTCCATTGTTGCTGATGTTGAGGATCCTGATTTCCTATTTTAAAATAATAATTACCTTTGACCACGATATCTAAATCACCCCCGACGTAAAGACTATTATTACCTTTTACAGTTGTGAATTTGTCGGCCAGAACCAATTGTTGATCATTTTTTACAGATAATCTACTTGTTGTTGCATTATTAAATTCCAAAAATGATCCTGAATAGTGTGTAAATTTTAAAACCTCTTTCAAATCTGTGTTTACAAATTCAATTGTTCCGCCTTTTTGAGACATGACCATTTTGTTTCTGTAAGTTTCAGCATCACTTTGCTGGACTTTCAATTCTGAATTATTTTTGTCCAGATTTTCATAAGCACCCGGATAATCTTCTGCCACTCCATAATCATCCTGATATATTCCTTGCCAAGCTGCTTGACCAAAACTTACAGCCCAATAAACAGGACGCATGGGATTTCCATCATAAAAGAATACCCAAACATGTGCTCCCACATTAGGAACACTGAATAAACCTTTAGCCCTGTTACTGTAACAGCTGGGAACATATCCGTAAGAATTTGGATTTACGTGGGCAACATTATTGGCTGGTGCAGAATTGAATGCATCGCTTAATTTTACCGCTTTTCTTTCCAATACATTTCCTGGTTTTTCACCAATACCATCTGTATTTTGACTGAATTCAGTTGTTTTGAAATTGTCTTGAGGTTTACATGTATCAATAAAACTACTGTCACTTATGGAACCGAATTTTTCAGTTGCATTATATCTTCCGCTTGCAGCTCCTCCAAACAAAGGCATGGCACAATCTGCCCAAGGAAGAATCTTTTTAAGGTCATCCAGAATATCATTTAAACTACTGTTAAGATTTTGACCTATAAAATTAAATTCTTTATCTACTTTTACTTCATTCCATTTGTTGTAAACAGTAGACGTAACGTGAGGAACAAATATCTTGAGTCTTCCTCTTTGTTCTGGGTCGTTGTTTTGTACAACTATACCTAAATATTGTCCATCATATCTTTTCATATATTATGTATTTCCTGCTGCTTGTAGCAATTGTTGTGCGGATGGATTCTTAAACTGTTTGTATCCGGATGGATAATATGCAACTTGTGGTCTTCCTTTTACAATTTCAACATTTTGAGCATAAACTCCACTTTTTGGAGGTTGTACAGTTGCTGATTGTGTTTTTCCTCCTGCAAGAACATTTTTTTCAAAATTCAATCTTGATTGCTCCGTATCAAAATATATATCAATTGTTGCTGTTTTTACCTCTTGTGGTTGTTTATTTTCATCTTTTAACCGAATAACGCTTCGCACACTATTTGTATTTCTTCTATTTTTACGAAATACACCTTGACCCTCCCTGTCCATATCTCGTCCACTGGTATTTCCTTCAATTGTTGTAAAACTTCCGTCAGAATTGACTGTTTCTACAATTCCCGTATGGCTATAATTATAAGTTATAATATCTCCTGGTTGAAGAGGTTTTTGTCCGGGTCGGAATATTTCGGCATTTCCATTTCTTGCAAAATCTTCCATTCCATATGCCCTCATGGTTCTTGGTGCGGGTGTATTTGTTCCTGCAGTTGCTTGTTGTGTGACTGCGCTAACAAAACCGGCACACCATGGTTGACCTTGTGAACCTCCTCCTGCAGAGAAAAATGGATTTAATTGTGATCCTGTATTACTGCTTGCATTTTCTGTAACACCCAAATAACTTTGTGCAGCAGTTACAGTCCGGGCACCAACGGAGCTTCCATTTTTGAAGTCAGGATTGCTGGGATAGTATGATTGTGATCCGTCTCCTTTTACAATTCCCCGTCGCCTTGCTGCTGTTTGTTTCACAACATCAGAACCAGTATCCATTGCGACACGAACTCCAATTGCCGGATTGTCAAAAACAATTTTACTTCCATATGGAATGATTGATGGATCAACAGCACAGCTTTGACCTTCAACAAGATTTTTTTCTCCGGTTGAACTTGTTTTTTGTGAAGACCATTGATCTCCTCCTTTTCCTATGACTTCTTTTGCACCGTATGTTGTAATAACAGCATTAATACGAAAATCATTAGGAGAAACGGCATTTGGAACAACAGGTCCTGCTTTTACTTGTGTATTATCTCCTCCTGTTTTACTGGATGCATAACTTTGTGCATTTTGTTTGACTTGATTGTTGATATTTGCAGCAGCTATGGATTCGCTTCTTTGACGGAATTTAGTAAATGATTGTGTGTCCACAGACAAATCTCTTATTGTTTTAGGAGAAAGATTAGTCGGAACACTGGTTTGTATTGAATTCAACAATGAACTTATGTTGGAAACATTCTGTATTCCTTGCAGATTGTTTGTGACTTGGCTTTTTGCAAAATCAAAATTGTTTGTGTTTATATTGGCAAATTGTGAAAATGTATTGGAGAATATGCTTTGAATATCAACTTCACCACCTGCAAAATTAGGAATAGGAAAATTATTTCCTAGATAAGATTGAACAATACCTTGTAATTGATTGGTTATGTCCAATCCTTGTGTTACATTTTGTATGGTTTGATCTAATATTTGAGGTGATGGCAATTGCGGAAGAAAGTCAGTTATAGGAAGATAGTCTTTAATATTTCCAAATTGCATTCCAAAATTGCTCATATTGGAAAATTGAGGTGGCAATTCAACTGAACCGAATATTTGTTCTGGATTTAATTGGGAAAGTTGCTGGGAAATATCATCAAAAGATGGAACCGATATGATCTTTTTCAGTTGTTTAAGATTCATTTCCGGCGCTAATTTTGTTAATAATGCTGCTGGAATATCATCTGCCATAGTATAAAATTATTTATGAAAGAAAATCTTTTTACAATGTTGAAAAACCCTTATCATTTAGTAACATAAATGGATTGAAAATAGCATTTTCTGGACCTCAAGCATCAGGTAAAAGCACAGTTATCAAGCATTTGCTGGATAATTTTTTGAAAAAAGAGGAGTATTCTTTTATTAAAGGAGGAGCCAGAAAATTAAAAGATTGTGGTTTTGAAATAAATGAAAAAGGAACAGATTTGTCTCAAGTTCTGTTATTTAATTCATATATTGATGATTTATTGATTAAGCCAAAACAAACAATAACAAAGCATTACATTTATGATCGTTGGTTGTTGGATGGTCTTGTTTATTGTGATTGGTCTGTCAGCATAGGAAAAAACAGCCCATGGGTTTATGATTATGGTCAATTAATGCTCAAAATGATTCACAGTGAAATTGATATACTGTTTTATTGTGGTACTGAAGGTGTTCCTGTTGAAAATGACAATTACAGGAACGTTGATGAAGAATATCGAACTGTCATTCGATCCATCTTTGAAAATTATCTAAAAGAACCGATTGTTAAATTTAAAAAAGTGGTGTATCTGACCGGCCCTTTGAAGGATAGAACATCAAAGGTACTTAACGAACTTTAGAGATAACCTAAAAGACTGAGACGGCGAATATTGGGTGAAACAGATTCCGCACCATTATCTGTCAATGTTTGAAGTGCAGGAGCCACAGTAGCTGAATTGCATGTGAAAAGAGAGCTTGTACGGTTCTTATAGATGATTGCAAATCGAGCACCATCATAAGCACTATCAACACGCAATCTGATGCTATTTTGACCAACAACACCTGAAGCAACAGTATTGGCAGAAAGTGATACCAAGGTACCTGTCAAACCGATTCGGGGATTATTGAATGCAACAGATTCGATATTTGATCCAACAATATGAAGTGCAACACCAGCCGCACTCAAACTGTAATTGTTTGTGGGTGTCATGTCTTGATTGAAACTGTCTGTATCTAGAACTTGATTTGGAAAACTTAGTATTGCCATATAATATTATTTATTCTTTTTTTAATATTTTTTTTAATATAATCCTATTTTAGTTTTTACAACATCCCAAAGAAAAGTAGCTACTGCAGAAACAGTTATAGCACCACCAATAATTTTAGTTTTAAATTTTTCAACAGTTGTTAAACGATCATGGTGATCATCAATTTTATTGATAATATGATCAATTTTTGTTTCCATGCGGACAACTCGTTCCCGCACATCCATGATATCGTCTTGATAAGGCATAATAAAGTTTTAAATATTTATTATTTAAGGTGTTGGAATTGTTAAAATTTTAGGTAAAAACTTAAAATTTGATGGATCCAACTCTTTCATTCTTTCCAATTTAGGATTTATCATTTTTTCCCAAACACGTTTAGTTATTTCGTATCTCTTTTGTAATATATCTTTCTTTTCTTCTTCGTCAATTAGTATATTTTCTTCTATTTTCTGTGTATTAATTATATAATTATTAAAATCATTTATTAAAGCTGTAAGTTGATCAAATTCCTGTTCACCACTGTAAGGAATGTTGAATTCTTTTAAAAATACCTTCTTTAGTTGCATATTATATATTTATAAAAAAAGAGGGGGATCTTTCGATCCCCCCCTCTTTTTAAAATTTCACGGGACGTACCGTGTGAAAAATTTTCTTTTACATGCCAGGATCTACTTTTTTTAGAAGTAGACGCTCTGTGTGGCAGGTGTGAACGGCTGACCCAGACCAACGACAATAATGACGTGGTAGTACAGGTTAGCCCCGAAGATATTATCCACAACGCCGTAACGAGTCATCAATCCAACGCGAGGCGAGAAGTCGTTAGGACCAATCGTTCTCTGGACGAGGACTGGGATGTACGGGCAATAGATGATACCTGTGTCGTAATACTCCGGACCCTTGTACCCGAGTAGTGCATACTCGAGGCGGGTGCTACGCTGCGGGTTAGTGAGA